CTGCAAATATACGAATTATTTTGTTACTCCAAGTAAATTTTCTATTTTTGTGTTCGATAACGGTTAATAAAACTAAAACAAGATTTACGCCTATTAGCTTTAAAATCAATACTATATAGGTATAAATATAGAAAGTAATAATTTTATATACTTAAAACACAGTAATAATGAAGAACTTCATGGACGAAAACTTCTTGCTGCAAACAGAAACTGCGCAAAAGTTGTATCACGAGCATGCGGCTAAAATGCCGATCATCGACTATCACTGTCACCTTATCCCTCAAATGGTAGCTGACGACTACAAGTTTAAATCACTGACTGAAATCTGGTTGGGCGGTGACCACTACAAATGGCGTGCAATGCGTACAAACGGTGTAGACGAACGTTTCTGTACGGGAAAAGATACCACAGACTGGGAAAAATTTGAAAAATGGGCGGAAACAGTACCTTACACTTTCCGCAACCCATTGTACCACTGGACTCACCTTGAACTGAAAACGGCATTTGGTATCAATAAAATATTGAATCCACAAACCGCACGTGAAATTTACGATGAATGTAACGAGAAACTGTCTCAACCCGAATATTCAGCTCGTGGAATGATGCGTCGTTATCATGTAGAAGCCGTTTGCACAACGGATGATCCTATCGATTCATTGGAATATCATATCAAAACACGCGAAAGCGGATTTGAAATCAAGATGTTACCAACATGGCGTCCTGATAAGGCTATGGCTGTAGAAGTCCCTGCAGATTTCCGCAGTTATGTAGAAAAACTGGCAGAGGTAAGTGGTGTTATCATCTCCAACTTTGATGATATGATCGCTGCTTTGCGCAAACGTCATGACTTCTTCGCAGAACAAGGCTGCCGTCTGTCTGACCATGGTATTGAAGAATTCTACGCAGAAGATTATACAGATGCTGAAATCAAAGCCATCTTTAATAAGGTATATGGTGGCGCAGAATTGACCAAGGAAGAAATTCTGAAATTCAAATCAGCAATGCTTGTGATCTTCGGTGAAATGGACTGGGAAAAAGGATGGACTCAACAATTCCATTACGGCGCTATTCGTAACAATAACACGAAGATGTTTAAATTACTGGGTGCTGATACAGGTTTCGACTCTATCGGTGAATTCACAACTGCCAAAGCAATGGCTAAATTCCTTGATCGCCTAAACACTAATGGCAAATTGACTAAAACAATCCTCTACAACTTGAACCCATGCGCCAACGAAGTAATTGCAACAATGCTGGGTAACTTCCAGGATGGTTCTATCCCGGGAAAAATCCAATTTGGTTCCGGATGGTGGTTCCTCGATCAAAAGGATGGTATGGAAAAACAAATGAATGCTTTGTCAGTACTCGGTCTTTTGAGCCGCTTCGTAGGTATGTTGACCGACTCTCGTTCATTCCTATCCTACCCGCGTCATGAATATTTCCGCCGTACATTGTGTAACTTGGTAGGACGTGACGTAGAAAACGGAGAAATTCCGGCATCTGAAATGGATCGTGTAAACCAAATGATTGAAGATATCAGCTACAACAATGCCAAGAACTTCTTCAAGTTCTAATAGATAGTAGTTACACTATAAAAAAACCGCTACCAAAGTCGAATATAGCTTTGAGTAGCGGTATTTTTTATTCCTATAGCTGAACAGTAACAACCCAAAAAGCTCTTAACAAAAAAGGAGAACCTTTTAAGTTCTCCTTTTAATAATCTTTGTACACCCTCAGGGGGTAAAATTGATGTTGATAGTCAGATAATTACACATTTGGTATCATTTTAGTATCACATCCCAATATTTCAATTCATCTACATTACCAACCATAGGTTAATAAATGTAGGATAGACTCACTTGTTTTATCTTTCAAAGATACAAAAGTTTTTAGACTATATAGACTATTAGAGATTTTATTTTCGCTCTTCTAAGTATTTTCATCAGTCATACTATTATGAATAACATCTGATATTTGTTGGAGGGAGTCAACAGATAACTGAAAAAGGTCTACTGACTTTATCTCGGTTATAAGCTGTTTCTTTCTTATCATTTCAAAATATTGCTTTTCCAAACTTTCAGTAAGTACTGAAATGTAACTACTACCCCATGTATCTGCCAGTATCTGACGACCATTTTGCTTTCTAAATTTTTCGGTTCCACAAATGATAGTAGTTGAAGTAACACGGTCTACTTTGAGTATTTTTGAATAATAACGAGAAGTATAATACACTTTATCTCCCGCTTCTATCTCATCCAGTGATTTTTTCATTTTCTGTTTTTATAAATGATTCGTAATGTTTACAAGATTTCTTTCTGGCTGCAATTCGTCTTTTTAAGACTTTGCAATACATATAGAAATTCGTACATATCTCATAATGTTTACACTCGCTATAATGCCTATCATCATCTTCTTTCATGTCTTTTATTTTAAATATTCTTTATTAAAATGATGATTTTTAACGAACCATTCTATCATAGACACACAGCATTCAATTGGAGTATCCTCGATATGTGTCCCAACCAAACAATCTGCTGTATATCTCCGAATTGATAGATTATATCCAAAAGCATGTTTTATCAGTTCCGGATGATGTGCTTCAAACCCAGGTTTAGGATCTGGAACTTCATTAGGCAACATTTCCAACAATCTCGATAAACTCCATGCCGGAATATCTTTACCCCATATTTCATCAAATACTTCTTCTCCGGTCATAGGCGTTCCATCCGGATGCTTATGAAAAGGCAATGCTAACTTTGCTATTCTTTGAGGTGTCCAGAATTTGCCTCTCAATGTTGGTGGAGTTGTTTTTAATTCCCATTCCAATGCAGGTACTTTACTTTTGGTATAATGATATACCATATCAGCAGTTTCGGTTTTTACCCCTAAAGCTATTAATCGTTCTGATTGCTTTTTATCTGTAGATATTGATGATATAAATTTTTCCATCGTTCTGTTCTTTACACTAGTTTAATATATTTATTATTACTATTGTTGATTCGTTTTTGCTTTAGTTTTGAATTTTTCATATCTTTGCAAAAAAAAGATATGAAACGATTTAAAATAAGTATTTTGTTTGCAGTGATTTTATCAATCATCAACTTTGTAATAATTTATATGTCTTCGACTGAGATTATTCCTTATTGGGCAATTTGGAATAATTTTGCCTTAGGCATCAATATCGCTGCTTATATATGGATTGTTCTTGCAAAAATGATTGAATGTCACTATTTTGATATATACTTTACTATTATAGCTAATATTACGTTAACTATATTATATGCTAGTCATATTATTTCATAAACTATCACTTTGAAATAGTTTGACCGGCGACCAACTTTCGTAACCATCTCCGTATTTAACACGATAACCTTGCTCGTTTTCTTTATGGTTTTCAATGTCCTTACCATAGGGGTTTCTACCCGTTTTTTGAACGAAGTCGCCCAATGTCATAGGCTCGGCTTCAATCTGTTTTGTTCCAATATACTTTTTCATATTTTTATTTGAATACGTTTAAAAATGCCTTAATTGTCTGGCGCATATCATACACGCACTGTGGGACCACATTGTTTTCTGGAAGGCTATCAGCAAGTATCATATCACGCACCATAGTTGCTGACACACCATCTTCACAAGTGTTTCTGGCAAGTAAAGATAGAGACACGTTATTCCTTAAAAGAAATCCTGGGAACCAAGAGGTGATGGTCTCAAATCCATCAGAGTAATAGATGGTGAAATCAGATTGGTTGATTTTGCTAACAATAAACGAATAAAGATAAAACCCCCAATCGTGGCTGTTGTCAGATTCATCAGAAAGGTCAGCAAGCTCAACAATCTTCGTTTTTTCGTGAAGAGAATGGTCTTTAATTGCCTTTTCAACAAGTTGTTTTCGGATAGTCCAAGGTATCGGATTCCGTTTTGAGAGTTTGTCTATTGAGCCAATAATAACTAAAACTTGTTCATTCTCATCACAAGCCTTCTTTATCAGCTGTAGGTGTCCATTGTGTATAGGCTGGAACCGAGCCAGTATTACTCCTGTTTTCATAACTACTCAAATGAATATGTGATTATTTCCGCTTCATAATACGGTTAAACATGAAAGTAAAAAAGCATACAATCGCTGCAATAATCGACACCCACAAACATGCGACTGGAAATGCCCAGAGAGGCATAGTCACCCACCACCATGACCAATTTATCACATTACACAATTTCAACGTGATAAATACGATTGTCAGTAAGCCTAAAAAGCCAACTCCTCCACAAGATACGTTTATTTGATGTTTCATAATAATGTTTTTTAAAACGGACAATAAGAAGAAAAGCCGTATCTTTGCGGTTAAAACTGATTGAAATGAATCCGTTGATAACGGCTTTCCTTCAGATGTTTACTATAAATAGTTGTAATACAAACATTAACGCCAACTTTACAACCAACGTAAATGTTAATGTTAACTACGACATCAATCTGGACTTGACATTAGCAGTGTCAATTACTGCCAGTTTCGCGGTTTGTATTGCAAGCTACTTTATAGGCAAATGGATTGTCCGTAGATTTAACAATTGATTTATTTTTATCTTCCTCCATGCAGTAGTTGGCTGCATGGTTGTATTTTTGCAGTGCATACGAGAATCGAACTCGTGATCTCTACAGTGACAGTGTAGTGTTCTAACCACTGAACTAATGCACTATAATGTCATATCTCTTTTGATTCAACTTTACGAATAGCCGCTGTCATTTTGATTTCACAACCATATTAGCCCTATGGTTGTTATCTTTGGGGAGTAATTGCAACTCCCCATTACTTTGTTTACGTTTTCGATAATAATATTCTTTATTATAAGCTCTTAGATAGTCACGCCTATCTTGGTAAGTTCTTAGAGTGCCCTCTTCTTTTTGTTTGTAATAACGTTTTTTAGCACCTTCTCTATTCTTTTTTTTACGTAACTCGTCTCTTTTTCTCTTCTCATCTAAGATTTCTTTCTGGTGAGATAAAGAATAAAGCAATATACTAATCTTTGTATTCACAATACGTTGGTTCCGCTTTTTGACATATTGTGCTACTTGACCACTATTTACTTTATTACGGTAATACATCGCATTTCGGTATTTGTGACTATGATAAAAAGCATTGTTTTTTCTTTTTATTTCTTCTTTATGCTTTTGATAGTATTGTCTGGCATATTCTTTTAGCCTTTCTTTATGCTTCTGATAATATGCTCTATAGTATTCTTTCAATTTATTGGATACTGTCATATAAATCAATTTAAAATCGTGGAAAATTAATTGCATCCCATTTGAGGCCCATGCAGGAATCGAACCTGCGATCATGGTTTTGCAGACCATTGCCTTACCACTTGGCTAATGAACCAGAGAGCTGGAAGTTTCACAACTTCACAGCTTTGCGGAAAGAAAAATAAGCTAATCCAATAACAATCTTTTTAACCTTAAATGCGCTCTTAGATGGATTTGAACCACCGACCTGATGATTAACAGTCATCTGCTCTACCACTAAGCTATAAGAGCAAATGATGTCTTTATCTCCCTAACCGACCCATCCCCTTTCGGCGATGGTGGAGGAATCGAACACTCCCGTAAAGACATCTAACATACCGATTCTACCAACAGCTCGGTATCACACTCCCGGACCAACGATTCCGAACAGGGCTTAGTTTACTTGCATATTGACTTGTCTCAGCATAACCTGCATGTTCGTTCCCTTGTACTTCGGGCTTGTTGTACTCGGTAATGGAGTCGAACCATTCTTTTCTGCTCGAAAGGCAGATGTCCTTTCCGATAGACGAACCGAGCAAACAGCCGGATTTTTCACCGGCTTTTGGCTAAAAAGTTTTAACTTTGCAGCCGTAATGGAAATTTATTTGCTGTTGCTTGTCCTCCTTGTACGAGAAATTCGCGCTCTCGTAAAGGAAATCAAAAGACGATAAGCCGTCCGTAGGACGTAAAAACAACAATTGAGCTTTCTTGCCATTTGGAATGTGAAATACGATCGGTTCACAGGCATTCAAGCATTTTACATAATTTCCATCCAGAGGAATAAAGGGGGTGCAAAACATTTTTCCAAGATGTTTCTTAACAACCCATGCAGCCATCCCAGCGACACCAAAGTTGGAAACTGCATGGATCGTACCCCTCCTCTTTCCAATTTACTTACGGGCTTTAATTCGTCATCTTCAGAAATTCTGGAGTTACCCCATACAGCGGCGTTTTTCCGTCCCATTTGTCTATAAACTGTTTGTATAGAATTTCTTTAGTTAACCCTTTCGATGTGATAAGAGCCTGTTCGGTTTTTAATCTTTCCAGTTCGTTTTGCTTTTTCTGTTCCTCGATTTTCTGATCAATAACGGAAATATTAGTGTTGACCTCGTTTCTATTATCAATCTTTTCCCGGACTCTCTTACTAAACTCTAATTGAGCAGAAAACGATTTTAAATCTAACCCTCGTTCTTTAAACTCCGCCCTAACAATATCCTCTAGCTGCTTTTCAAAAGCTAAAGAGCCACCATCGGCCATAAGCGTATCTGTTTTATACTTCCGGCTTTCTTCTTTAATTAGGTCGTAAATACGCGGTTCCAAAATGTTATCCTCCAAGGACCTCATAAAGCCATCGCCATTACCTATATGCTTATTATCGAAAACAACATCAATTGCTTTGTCTTTAATTACTCTATATGAGTATAAAGGAGTAGCCTCAAATTCCGTATTGTCAGCAGCTTTCAGAGTAACTGCTCTCTGGAAACCTCCTCGCTGTTCAAACAACGGTACCTGGAACAACTCTGTCCCCCATTCCCATGTAGAAACCTTTCCGGACACAATCTTAAAATCATTTTTACCTTTTTTACCGTAATTCTCCATAAGGACACCGGCGTAGTTAGGAGCAACACGCTCACAAGATGAAAAAATCACTGTTGCCATAAGAGCAACCAACATAAACTTAATCTTCGTTTTCATGTTTTTTGATAATTAATTTAATGATGTTAATAAATGGATAGCAAACCCCAAAACATATAGCAATTCCCAACCAAGCGTCAACATGATTGAATACTCTATTGCCAATGAATAAGACCGCTATCATAAAAAAGAATTGTTCTATATACTTTTTCATCGCATATTAAGTTTGGTATATTTCAAAGAACTCTTATTGACTAATGTCATTGTGCCGCAAACAGGAGCCGAACCTGCACCGTCCTTTCGGACGAATGGATTTTAAGTCCATCGTGTCTACCAATTCCACCATTGCGGCATCATCTTATCAAGACTTAAAGAACAAAGAAAAAATCCGGATAAAGAATGAGTTTCGGGTTTTCATCTTCTCCAACTCTTTATTGTCTTTTCTCAATTTCTTAATGTCTGCCTTATTGGAAGACACGTGTGTTTTAGCTCTCGTATTCAACTCCACTAAGGACTGAACCAATTGTCTCAAATTGGCAATAATATTTGCCCTTTCAGATATGATTTGCTCTTTCATACTATAATTAATTTAATTAGTTAGTGGCGGAGAGCCGGACTCGAACCGGCGACCTCTTGGTTATGAGCCAAGCGAGCTACCAACTGCTCCATCCCGCTATGTAACGGCTATTTATGACTAAGTATCTTAACAGCCGTTAGTTGACAGAATTTTGAAAAACTGTCCTACTTTGAAAGATTCTTCTTACCTTTGCGAATATATGCCAATCGCATGGGTGCTGATTGCCTTTACAATGAGAAAATGCCTACGAATAAGAGTGGATTTCGATGTAGCCGCATCGTTAAAATCTATCGCTGACATTATCTGGGCTTTCAGAGGAAGAAAGACTTCCAACAAATGATGATTTGTATATCTCAATCCTCCAGTTCTCTTGCTGGAGGGTTTTATTTGTTTCCAAAATCAGCAGGGGTCTCACCCCATTCTTTGTTGTTCCAGTGTCGGACTTCAATTGTATCAACATCCCATGCAAGAGTTTTAAGAAATATCTCGGCTTTCTGAAGTTCTTTGCATTTCTTCTTGGATGCTGTTTTTTTGTTTTGAAACCAAGCTATTGCTGTTATACTATCTGTATAGATAATTCTGGGAGAATAATCATTTTCTATGATATATTTTGCTGCTTCAACAACACCTAAGAACTCACCAATATTCACCGTTTTATTACCCAGGTTCTGATAAAAGATCCGCTTACCGGTCCGTAAATCTATCCCCTGAAACTCTGTTATTTTATTTTTCGTGGAATGAGCTGCGTCTGTAGCTATTCCCTCTACTGGAATTTCTATCATATTCTACCAATATTGAGCGGGTGTGGGAATAAGAGCCACAGCACCATTTATCATTACCGGTTTTATTTCTACTGTCGAATTAACCCAAAATTTACAAGGCCACTCTCCTTCTACTTTAGCAAGATTAACAGTGCTATAATACGAAGCACGTCCTTGTGCTTTTATACAAGCCTTTTTTCTTTTTCTCGGAAGCTTAGGTTTTCTACTTTTTGAGAACTTTTTTTGCTGCGACATAATGACCATCGTTCTGGAATGCGGTTAATACAATGTTTGCTGACTTACAGAAATCATCAATTACCAGCAATAGATTTTTGATGTCTTTACGTTTTGACAGTTCCTCTACAACCCCATCAATAGTACGAACAGAATCTTTGACCCCATCCAGCGGATCGTATTTAATTGTCTTGTTTCCGAACTTTACTTCCACTAAATACACAGCGTTCTTTACAACTGTAGAAGTAATCTTTGCATCAAAAGCATGTGGTTCCGCTGCTACAACGATGTATCCAGCCTTTTCATTTTTCATAGGAACCATTTGTACATCATAAAGCACATTCGGCTCAATAATTGGCTCTAGCTCATGTGTTACAATACATACTTTTTTAGGACCCTTTGCGTCTTCTCTAACGCCCTTAATGTAACCGGTTTTAGTATTGATAGAAACAAATCCTACCCATGACTCTGTACGGTCTGACTTAATAAATTTCAATTTTGTTTTTATCTTATCCATATTCCTATGATTTTTGTTTACATATAAAAGCCTCACCAACTATTTTGTTAAGATGGTGAGGCAAAGGTACGACTTTGTTTTAAATTATGACATCAATTTATTAATTATTTTATATTTAATCAACTGTCACACAACAAATTAGCTATATATAAAACTAAATATAATACTTAATATAATTGACTATATTACAGATATTTACAAAAATCACTATTAGTATATCGAAAATGTCAATAATCAGCTTCAATATCATCCAAAATTTGTTTCACTTTTGGTATTGCGAATACCCCATTTTCATCTCGATATTCTATAGTCTTAACCGAGATACCAATCTGTACAAGGAACAACAAGGTGTTTTCAAGTTCATAATCCGGGAAACTACAGAATTTCACGCCTTCTTGCAGATATACTGGGAGATTCAGTACTGCCCCCAGTTGAATAGCATCATCTTCATAAGCCTCAAAATGAGATTGGATATGAAATAATACTAAACCATGTGCGTAGTCATTCTTATAGAACTTATACGCTTCAATGTACAGATTGTCCATAATTTATAATTTTATTTGTTTAGAAATACACTTATCGCATATACCATCGTTCCGCATGTATTTGACTTTCGATAACTGGAGTCCACATTGCCTACAATAATATACGCGCTTGGGTTTAACTTTTATCGCATATAAAATTTTACGTTTATTGACATCATATATACCAGAAAGTTTTTCAAGTATCTGGTTATGTGTGAATTTGTTTGTTTTCATCAATTTCCAATAATCATGTCGGATTAACTTATCTCTTGCTTCTTTCTGATTCAACAAACCATTATCTCTCAATGCAATAATATAAGGATATGGAATATTGGTTATATCCGAAATCTTTTGAGCATACAAGTCATAAATCTGTGCATCACTCATTTCTTTATCACTATTTTAGTTTGAAGGATTATAGATTTGGAGTCTTCAATATCACGTATAAGATTAAATGAATCTTCCAATAAGGCCAACATAACACGATTACTTTCTTCATGTGTCATATTTTCCCAGTCAATTTCTAATTGTTTAGCTATTTCTTTCGCTAACTCATAAAACTTATTTGTCTTTGGAATATCCGTGACATCATATATTTCGTTTTGCTTTTGACCGAACAATAAACGGCTTAACTCATAATAACGAAAAAACGCCTCCAAAGTCTTCTTCTTATCTGGAGGCGCAATAGATAATTTGTTTTTTGTCATATTTATAAATGATTATATACGATTATCAACGATTTGTGTAATTTTGTAACCAACATGGTAAGATTAGTCATGTTGGTTGCCCTTTTAGTAGCAAACCTCACCGATGCGCCTGGAATATCATGGATCAATTATGCTATTCTGGTTTATGATATTATTTCAGCCGCCATCGCAAGGTTTGCAGGACTAACCAAAAGGAGTCAGAAAGACTCTGCAAATTGATGAATTTTATCTGTATGGCTGGAGAATATATCTCCGGCCTTTTTTAAGTAATAGTTGAAACTGGATAGGATTAGTTTAGAAAACCAAGTACATTATTGGAAAATTAATTGGCTACAATTGTATTCAATTATCAATAAATAGCAGTATCTTTGCTGAAACGATTAATAAATATTTATCATTATGAATATAGAAATTGGAGACAGCGTAAAAATTGTCAATGCCATTGATCCCATAAAGATGGTTGTTATAGATAAAATAGACAATGATCATTTAATCGCAGTGTACTGGAGTCATACCCAAGGAGCATATCTTACAATAACAGGAAATATAAATGCTTTCGTAAAAATTGACTAACAAGCCCATTGCTTTTTATAATAAAATATAGGAACACAAAAAAAACGTATCTCAACAACAATATACGAAGAATCGGTGTCCCTATATTTTTTTGCTTCAATAATAGCTTTCATATAACAAAATTTTAGTTTATAACAATATCATATTAAATAGAGACGATACCAGATACCAAAGTGCTGATATTGACAACTACAGGTTTATACATGTCTGAATGAAAAAATTCTATGAGAATATCGTCAATAGTTTCTCTTATTGTAGATTTGAGAGATTCTCTTACTTTGTCATCTTCTATTCCATTCCCTTTAATAACAATCGTTTCTGCTAATTTCTCTATATTGAGAATAAGCATTTGAGACGAATCGTTTTCATCTTTTATTATTGCTACACTTTGATATTCCATATTCTTAAAATCGTTTTCTATAGAATAGGAAAGATGGAAAAAGAATGGTTATGATTATTGGATTATATTTTAGATTTTCATTGGTTAGACTAAACCAATTGAAGAATAAACTTTTAGCGAATTATTTGAGAAATAGAGGTAACGATTTAGCAACTGTGCGAATTTCAGCGTTTTGCGTTGCTATGCTGTCAAATAACTCTTTCGAATAAAAAGTACAATAATTATAGCAAAAAATACTCGACAATTAAAAAGAGGAAGGATTCACGTAACCTTCCTCTTTATGTAAATAAACACTTAAAATGTTTCAAGTAAGAATTTCAAGATTTTATCTTTACGCATCTTTATCTTGTCTTTGTCCCAATAACGGTCAGCTTCCGTCATCTCCCGAACTTCTTGCTGTTGGCGTAGTTGAGTATATGTCTCTCGTTTTTGCTCAAATGGAATATTGCCAATGGAGATGTTATGATAAGCAGATAACAATAGGTAATTACCCAAACAGTCAATATACTGATTTTTAAATTCATCATCATATTCGCCATATCCATTTTTGGGATTTTCTGTTTGTGGGGCAATATGTTCCAAATGGGGATTTAAAATTGCATCGTAGCGAATAGGAGAATATCCCAATTTACCTTCTGATTGTATTAAATAATTTTCATATTTCCATAATAAAATTTTGCCAAGGTCGTGCCTTATCCACCCTTGTAATGAGCGTTCAAATTCTTTATCATTCCAATATCCCCACCACCCGTCTTGCTTTTTCATCCAATCAATACGGGTGATTATCGGTTCAACATCTCCATCAAATTTCTGAAAAATGTCATTTAAACGAGATGTTAAGTCCGCTCGTGTCCCAATTATACGAGCCCGAACAAAAATAGATTCTAAAGAACTCGCAAGTCGCAGCATGTTATTCTCAGATATCTTATATAACAGGGCTTTAATAAAGAAAGGGAAGAGCAAACCGTTGTTACCGAACAAAATTAAAGAATGATAAATTATATACTCTCTCTCGCTGTTAAAAAAGGCAGTAATCTGCTCAAAGCAAGAGGCTAATTTTCTTGTGAAGTCCCGAATGAAATCTATACGAGTGTCAATTTCTAATTCTGAGTTAACCCGTTGTATTGCATTATTTTCCCATAACGAGTTGTAAAATATTCGCAAAGTATAAGTCAATACATTATCTTCATCTATCTTATGTTCAATCTTTGAGATTGATTTATATATTCCTTCAAACCTATTTTTAATTTCATCAATTAAATCATTTTTTTCATCTTCTGCTCCACCATATAAATGTACATTATACAGGAATTGTGCTTTTATGATTTCAAGGTTAGATGGTTTTTTCCCTCGATTATTTTGAAAGATGAACATTTGGATAGCTTCCGATTCATTCTTAACGATGTGTGTCGTGCAGGAAGCATTCATTACAGCATTCAACAATGATACTATTTGCTGTTCTCCCATTTGAGAAAACTCTTTAACAAAGAAATCATAAGCATTAACTATTCGTTGCTTAGATTTGGTATCCAACCCATTATGCTCTGTTTTTATTTGATTAACAACATAGTCCTTGAATAATTGGTTATCATAATCAACCGTTGAAAAATGGTAAGTTTGTCCTACTTTAATCATACTTTTATAGGCAAAATCTTCCTCTTCGGTCAGATTGCGAAATTCTTTTAATCTATTAAATAGTGCCGCAAGGAAAATTGTTATTGTCGTTAAACGCTGTTGTCCATCAATAATACCAAAACACGTTTCGTTTTTTTCTTCGAATAGAAAGTGTCCGAAATAGTACCGTGATGAAGATTCACTTTTAACATAATCTTGCAGGTCAATTAAAAAAGTATTGACATGACGTGTTGTTTTCACTGCATCAGATTCTGTGTCCCAAGAATATGCACGCTGATAATTAGGCACATAAATATTATTTCCCGATAACATTCGACAGATATTAGTCAATGAATCCATATTGTTCAATCATTATGTTATATAAATTACAGCTATAAAGTTATTAAAATCAAGGTAGAATTTTAATGATATCCTACCTTGATTTTTCTATTTAACGCGCTGAACGTGTATTAATTTTTGCGCCGAATCTATCATAAGTATCCAACCATGCACTTCTGCGAATAATGAATGTGTCACCTGAAATACTAACAAATGAACCGATAGATTCACTCAATGTTTTGTACTTTTTACCTGACTCATCATATAAATCGTACCATGCGCTTCGTCTTACAACGAAAAAATTAGCAGACCAGCCAAGTACTTCACCGATACTTTCGCTGAGTGTTTTTTGTTTTTTTCCACGTTCGTCATAGATATCATACCATGCACTACGACGTTCAATCATTGAAATAGCCATAATTTAAACAAGTGGTCTCACAGCTCCTTTTGACCTTTTAAAGGTGTAAAATGAGAAGCGTGGAACTGCAATGCCATCCCTTGTTATTTTTGAAAGTTTCTCAAGTTTTCAATTCACAAGATAAGCATAACGCTTCTTTTTTATCTTATGTCTTGGAAAGAGTTACCCTAATCCAAATACAAAAGTACAAAAATCCATGATACGGCATTCTTTTATCACGGACTTTATTTACAACCTAACACCCCGATTTGTTTTCTCGTGAGCAATCCGCATATCACACAATTTTCAATTCTTGGAAATCAAAAATTGAAGAAACAAATAATATATAACATTAATCTATTTTGTTCTACGTTTTGCGAAAGCTATACCAAAAGCATAAATAACGATACCAATTACTCCAATAGCTAAGAAAAACTTATATAGTAATTCATAATGTTCGTCATACATATACAAAAGAAAAAAAGTAAATACAGACACTAATAACATACATGTACTATATCTTTTCCACGAAATACGTTGACTTTTTTCTTTTTTTAAAGGCAACCCACATATAACAGCAATGCAAGGCGTTACTATAATCCAAATAATAACACAAATAAACGCAACCATAGCAATTATTGTTTTTCGATATTAATTGTATATCCCAAGACATCTACTGTTTTAAGTAATGTGTCTATACTAATAGTAGTTGTTTTTCTTTCAATATTCGCAATTGTAAGGTGAGAATACCCTGCTTTTTCAGCCAAAGCTCTCTGTGAAATTGCTTTTTCTTTACGAATTAATGCTAATATACTTCCTAATTCTTGTGCATCATTTGTACGATATGAATGTTGGCCGTTCTCAATTACAAGAATATGCTGTAGTGCTTTAATATACGACATCATATTCCCCATCTCAAAATTGCTACTTCCTTTTTCTAAACGATATATAGCAGTAGGCATAACCCCCATTTGAAAACAAATATCTTTCATTTTAATGGTAGATTCAAAGGCAATTTGTAATAACTAAAGTTTTATTTTCCAAGTCCTTTTTATGATTCCCAATTAAAGGCTGCGTTCCAAATAGCACAAAGGGCAATAATAGTTATTATTAGGCTCATAATATATCCAAATATTCGAGCATTATTTCTCTCACTCATCCCCCAAACAATAGAATATGATCCGCCTAATACAAAAATGAAAAATAATGTATTGGCTATACCAGCATTACCAATAGCTAAAAAAATTACAAAGAGTACAAACGATGCCAATACAATACCCATAAATTTAAATAACCAGCCCCATCTTTTGTCTGACTTAGATTCTGGTGAGGGAGTTATACCTTCCATAATATAATTATAATAATCAGTATTAAGCAGAACTTCCTTTGCATAATCACCCATGTCACTTCTATCAAACAATAGTCTTACAATTATATCTTTAGATTCTTCTATACCTTTTCCTGTAATATTAGAATACCAATTTACAATATTATATATATTTTCTCCTTCCCTAAATTTTGCACATATCTGTTCGTCAGATATTGTAGGGCTAAACAGTTCTTTTTTCTCTATTTGATGAGGGTCCGAAGTGTTCATTGTTTTCAATTTTTATTGTATATCCTAAGACATCTACAATTTTAAGTAATGTATCTATTCTAACAATATGTTTTTTCGATTCAATATTAGCGATTGTAACATACGTTATTCCGGCTTTATCAGCTAACGCACGCTGAGTATATTCAAGTTTACGAGTGGATGTCATCCAATCTGCAAAACCCTCAAAATCACAAATAACTTTCCTTTTTTTGCCTTTTAACAAAACCATTTTAGATTTTATAGCCGCCAAATAAGTACAAACAAGATTTATATTATAATTATTTGACGCTTTCTCTAAATACTGCAATTGATTAAATGTAAATCCTGTCAAACGACATAGTTCATTTTTACCTATACCCGCAGACTCACGTTGCACTATTAATTGTTGGCTAAACTCAATTCGATTCATTATATTATAATTTGTAGAACAAAAATACAATAAAGTATTTTATACTGCAAAATATTTATTATCTTTTCTTTATTATTTTCTCTTCCACAAACCCAACGACCTCATCTATCTTGCTTATACAGTCCTCTATCAGGCCGATATAGTCCTGCATTTTTTCTCCTCTGGAAGACATTTGTAAGCCATCTGGGAGAGAATCGTAGGAGTCTTGTTCTTCATTTAAGATGTCCTCCAGTTCTCCCTTCGCTTCTTCCAGGGAACTAATAACATCGTTGAATCTACCTTTCCTTTCTTTGTTCATTTATTTAAATACGATTATATTCGATTATACACATTATTATTAAATTTGTAGCCAACTATGATAATGAATATCATGTTGGCTACTATTATTTGAAATAAATATTTTTATCATGTACAAAACACCTAATAAATATTACGAAGACAACCACAAAGAAAACAGTAAACTGTCTTTTAAAGCTTTTCAGAAAAGATCAGAATTTTGGCAGGGTGTACTCGTAGCCAGCGCAAGCCTATACGGGATATTAGTTTCCCTCCATGATAATTTTCAAGAACCGCTATGTACCCGCGTGGTATTTCTTTGTCTGATAGTCGTGTTGACCATTGGTGTGAGTACAGCTGGCGTAACTCTATACAACTACGCAATTCTTCTTGAACGTCATAGGCAAGAGGTCGAGAAGGAATTATTATCTGCATTGAATAAAGATGCTCTGGTGTCGGAGGTACATACTGGTTTATCAAAGAAGGAGGAGTTTGTAGAATGGTTGGCTCTGTTTGCATTGCTAAGTACACCTTTTCTATTACTCGCATACACCATCCTAAAAATGTACGTGAATTAACCTTGTCCCTATCTTTCCATAAAGGCATCCTCCAGTAATATTCTTCCGGGAACTTGCAGAATGGACGATAACATGGATCATCCATAAGAGTAAAAGGCATTCTTCTCATAGCAAAAATTGTTTACTAAAATACCCTTTTGCAATAAGCCACTTAATCATAGACACACAACTGTCAAAAGGGCTGTTCTCGATATGGGTACCGGCAAAACAATCTACGGTATATCTACATACGGAGAAGTTATATCCAGCCTCATACTTAATCAGTTCTGGATGGTGAAGAACATTTGGTCGGTCGCAAGGAATCTCATAAGGAAGCAGTTCAAGTAACCGGACCAAGCTCCATGCTGGAATGTCATTGTTGTCTATGTTTTCCAGTGATGGCGGACACAATTGTAGTTCCCATTCCAATGAATCAGTTTTTGATTTTGTACAGCGATATACCAAATCTGCTGTTTCAGGTTTTACACCTAACTCTATTAATTGTTGCGACTGCTCTATGCTTGTTGCAACTTGTGTTGTAAACTGTACCATATCGTTATTATTTTTTCATTAGTTCCTCTTCAAATTCGGCAATGATACAATCTGCATCACCACCATGCACCCAATTCTCTAAAACAGAAGCCAGAATTTCTATAGCTCTTTTCTTGGCATCTTCTTCACCTTGCTTGTAGGTATCCATGCCTATTCGATCTATGTCTCCTAAAAAATCATAACTCATTTCTCTAAACAGATTTAAAATGTTCTATAAGCTCTTTCACCGTTGCCTTATGACTACAATGGAACCATGCCGCCTGTACACTATCTTTAATATTTTCTCGTGCATAATTGATGTCATCGTCATCGCATATAAACCAAATATTTTCAGGAGGATATACAAACCATTGTGAATCGTCAGTATCGTCTCTCAATGCGGCTATGGCAAGGAACAAAGCCTCATTAGTTCCGCAATGAATATACCCATTACATTGTTCAGGAGGATATGGAACATCAATTCCAAACATCTCATCATTGTCTGTCGCTAAAAAATCATCGTTTATATACCTTTCATATCCTATTTTATACCCTAAACGAACTAACTTATCTCGAAGCTCCGGTGTGTTTTTGAGTATAAACACAGGTGTTGTAAATCCCATAGTTAATCCTCCGTTTCTATCTTTACTTTGGCACGTATTACAAATATTCCACTACATGAATTAAAAACATCGCATGGATCTGAATACAACCTATCACCTAAATAAGTACCACACTCATTCTTTAAAGAACACTCTAAACAAGGGGATTCGCTCGGTATGACAAACTCATGCAAAACTCCATTAATTATTATTCCATTATTTACTTCCATAATCATTTCTTTCTTCTATGTGTTTTCTTATTTTTGTTTTTCTTTCAATTCTTCAATCATCCGTTCAAGGCGATTGTATTCATCTCTCCCAGCTTTATAAGACTGGTCAATACAATCACGACAGAATTCCAGACGTTTAATTTGTTGTTCCAATGTTTCGTTCATATTTCTTATTATTATATTTTATTCCAGAGGACAATCACTGGGAATATCAACTTCGTCACTTTCGTAGGGTCGAAGTGCAGCGGCTACTGTCCTTTTTAATTTTTCACAGAAGAGTTTTACGTCATCGTCACAAAACCAATCATACGGATCTGGGTCCGGAAGAATTGTACAATGCGGACATTGTGTACATTTCTCGATTTCATTAACTATTGTTTTACCCATATTGTATATCAACTTTAATTAAACCAATGTTTTCAATATTCCAATCGCTTTTGCTATACTCAAAACCTCCTTCTTTGTTTTTACAGAAGCCGGAATAATTGTCCCATTTGCAGACTTAGAATAGGTCTTGCCACGACATAATACATAATCGTAACCCATTACTTGCTTCTTACGAGAGAAACCTATACATCCATATTGCAGCGTCCATTCAGAACCACCTCCAAACGGCATATAGTTACCTTTATCATCATACCACGAATTTTGATGACGTCTTGCATGAAAATAACGAGTACCAGGTTGATTATACAATAGCACTTCGTATGCATTATTGATTGAACGATTACGTAAATTTAATCGTTCGCAATTCAATCGTTGTTGAGTTTCAATCGGTAAATCACAGAATTTCATATTTATTCTTATCTGAGTGTTGGTTTCTCGAATGTAATATTAGGCGGAAGAGGGTCAACCTTATTAGCAATTCTACAGTTCCATTCTTGTTCTACATTTGATATAGCTTCCATTATTTTACCGAAAAGGCAAATTGGAATTTCATCGCAGCAGGGGTCTATAAAAGAAACACATCCTTTTTCATCTATCTTATACCGTATTAAAAGCTGTTTACGGTCATCTGTAATTCTCTTTTTACTCATTTCCGATATTTAATAAGTTAAATTTCCATCTTTACTAATAGTAATCACCCCGCTCGTTACCCCAACAAAATAATACTCGGCCTTTGAGATGATGCCTTTGTTTTTCTCCAACATGTGTTCTGCTTCTATTTTATCAAAAGCGGTAACTAAGCAAAGTGTATTATCAATGCATAGTCTAAAAATAAATGTTCCCATATTTATTACTATCTTTTTATTAGTTAATTTTCACCCAGATACGAGAACCTGGTAAATCTGATTTAGCTGACATAACATGAAATGCTAATACTTTTTTCACATCTACGCGGTTCCCTTTGATTGTTCTTTTAACTTTTTCAGCACTCACAAAATAAGTGTATTCACGTTCACCATTTAGATGTTTGTTAAGAGCTTCTTTTGCGTCAGATTCCTCTTTAAAAACATCATAAGAATATGCGTTATAGGTCCGTTCTCCATCCAATTTAAATTGTAGCTGATAAAAGACTTCATTTGTTTCTTTATCAAAAGATTTTCCTATTCTTATCTTCATTTCTATACATTTATTAGTTAAAGAGCACACCCTAATAAAAATAAAGTGTCGAATTTTAAAATTATTGCTGAAATGGATGCGCCCTTTGTTTTTTATTACTACTTTTACAACTGTCGAATTTAAAAAATTATTGTTTATGAAATTAACTAGTGAAATTATCAACATCCTCAACGCAGGTGGAAGTGTAAAGATTAACTGTAAATCAAAACTAACTTCAGAACTAATCAACATTGCTATGGCTGCGTCAAAGAATAACGTAACTCTCATTTGTACCAATGCAGGATGCAAATTAACATCAGAGCTAATTAACATAGCTGCTGCTGGTAAAGGACATGTTGTTTTTGAATTAGACTAATGTTTAAAGTCAGGGCGTGCACAACTATTGCTACCTGACTTTACATCATTTTCTATTGTGTAATCCATTTGTACAGTTTTTCGGCAACTTCAATGATGGATTCTTTATCACAGATTTTCACCGATACTTCCACACACCATCTACGCAAATCCATTTCCTGTTCTTTAGGTGTCATTGCTAAATCTTTTGTTTCTGATTTTTCTTTCATACATTCTTGTTTTTTGTTTTGACTTCCTCTAATTTGCAACAATTATGTTTATCATCTTGCTTCCAACATGGAAGCCCTGAACCTGAATATAAGTCACAATAGTCACAACCGTCCCAATTTGGGCGTGCTCTACATACATTGATAATATTTTCCCTTTGTTTGTGAGAAAGAAAATAACTTCTTAATCTTTCCGCATTATTAACATTAGTTGCCATGTTCTCAAAATTTATCATTTATAGACTCTCTTATCTTCTTGTCGGTGCCGGTTTAGTTTTAAACATATACAAATCTTTACCATTATTATCAAGAAGATAATAATCCGGTTTTACTAATGTGATCCAGTAATCTGTAGGCAGCAAACGTTCGTCTCCAAAAGAAGGAGACGTGTATTGGCTAGTTGGAACATAATGAGCTTGAAACAAAACCTTATCATTGTTATATGTTGACATGATTCTTGTTATATCTACATCAGAAAAATGTTCCAAGACCCCATGTGTTACCACTACTGTAGATGATTCAAAAAACTTAGGTTCACAAATATTCTCTTTAACATAAAACAATGGGACTTTTCCTAAGTAATTATCCGTGGATATTGAGAGTGTGTTCTTGCAACATAGCTCCAACATAGGAATATTGATGTCAGAGAAGATAACTTTTGAAATTTTCTTTGCATCAGAAGCACCTGTTAATCCAAAATAATTAAACAACCTCTCTCCTATTTGCGAAATAGCAAGGCTTACAGTACCTATTCCACATCCTTCCTCCTTTAAGATAAGGGGTGCTTTCAGGTCGTAGGATATTTGTTGTATATTGATAATTATTTCTTCTATAAACCGGTTATATTTTTTACAAAAGACATTCACATAACTGTCGTTACAGACACGACTTTGATAGAAATTATCCCATGTATTCACAGGCTCTGTAATATTATCTTTGCTCATATCTCCTTTTGATTCTCAAATTATTCCTCATCAACATACACCTCTTTCTTATTGTCAGGCCAAGATTTACGAATCAGGGAAGTGATCTTCTTTCTTTGAAGTCTCTCGATAGCTTTTCTTTTGGCTTCGGCTTTATTATTAGCCGAAACCACTATTTCAAAAGCATCCAGGTCAATCGTCACTCGGTATTTTTTCATATCATTTTTCTATACTTTTTCCAGATCACTGCTTGCTGCAATTCCTTTTAAAACAGCTCCTCCAACTTCAACGCGATAAAAGTAAGAAGGCTGAATATTGTTATCTGAATCTTCAGAAAATGACGGATACACTTTCTTTACTCGACCAATTTTACCAACCATTGCCGGTTGCAAATCATTAGAGACAATTTTCACATTATCCCCAACATTAAATTTTAAATTTTCCATATTATTGTTGTTAAATTATGAAGGTGTGTCAAAATGCACACCTTCTGTTTTTTACGCACAAAGCCCCGACTTTCACAAGCTGGGGCTTTGTTATTACC